AAACTTCAATAAAAACATGGCCATATCAATAGAATACAATTTAGATTATTAAATGAGATCACTATACAATTATATTATATCAACAAATAGCCGATACGATAATAAAGTGTCTGTTGGCAGCAAAGAGTTAATTCTTAATACAGAAATAACAGAAAGAGATTATTTGTTCGTTAATAGAATAGGTACTGTAATTAATGCACCTATAAATATAAAAACACCTATAGAATCCGGAAACGAAGTTATTGTGCATCATAATGTATTTCGTAGATGGTATGACGTTAGGGGAAACGAACGTAACTCAGGTAACTATATAAAAGAAGATACCTACACAGTTTCTGAAGAGCAAATATTTGCATACAAACAAAATGGTGAGTGGCATTGCCCTATACAATATTGTTTTGTAGAACCTTTAGAAAACGAAGACGTATGGAGCACCGAGAGTGAGCATAAGCTTGTTGGGAAGCTTACATACACAAATGACTACTTAAGCTCCTTAGGGTTGTCCTACGGAGACGTGGTTGGGTTTACGCCTAATTCGGAATATGAGTTTAACATAGAAGATAAAAAATTATATAGAATTTTATCAAAAGACATTACTATCAACTATGGACATAAAGAAAACAAAACTACTACTACTTGAAGCGGCTGAGAATTCAATCAACGAGCTTATAAAGGTAATGAATAAAAAAATGAACTCTGAAGAGATAGATCCTGAAAAGGTTAAAGTATCTGCTTCAGCTTATAGACTTGCAATGGATGACGCAATGGCTATGATAGATAAAGTAGAAGAACTTAAAGCTACAGGCAAGAGCAACAAAGACACTAACAATGATTTTTTTGGTGTTGAGTCTCAAGTTAAATAATGTATAAACAAGACTTATACTCAGTACAAACTTCTCACTTACAACAAAAGTATGTTAAAAAATTAAATAAATCCAAGTCATTCAAATATGGATTTAATGAAGATTTAGATTGCGTTGTTATAAGTAAGAACGGACAGATAGGTGAAATATATGCTATACAAGGTTTGAAAATAGCATTACCACCAGAACCAAAAGAAATTGAATCTAGTAGCAAAGTTCCAGAAGAGCAAGTTTTCACACGGACTAAAAAACCTGAAACGCTGGGGAAAATAAAAACATTATATGATTTTAAAAAGTATCCAGAAAATATTAAAGAAAAGTACTACGACTATATTAGTAATGAGTATAATAAGCGTAGTGATGGTCACTGGTTCATGTGCAACGGTGAAAGTCAATACATTACCGGTTCGCATTATGTCTACCTCAATTGGACCAAAATTGATGTTGGGCTACCCGACTTTCGACAAGCGAATAGGATACTATACTTATTCTGGGAGGCATGCTGTGCAGATACAAGAAGTTATGGAATGTGCTACCTTAAGAATAGACGATCCGGTTTTAGCTTCATGGCAAGTTCAGAGACTGTTAACCAGGCTACGTTATCTAGAGACTCTAGATTCGGGATACTATCGAAGTCAGGTGGAGACGCTAAAAAGATGTTTACAGATAAAGTTGTACCAATATCAACAAACTACCCATTCTTTTTTAAACCAACCCAGGATGGAATGGAACGTCCAAAGACGGAGTTATCCTACAAAGTCCCGTCTAAGAGACTCACTCGTAACTCTATTAAAGAAACGACGGATGACACGGAGCAGCTCGGGCTTGATACCACGATCGATTGGAAGAACACAGGGGACAACTCCTATGATGGAGAGAAACTTAAACTACTCGTCCACGATGAATCGGGTAAATGGGAGAGACCGGACAACATCCTCAACAACTGGAGGGTCACGAAGACGTGTCTTAGGCTCGGAGCAAAAATAGTTGGAAAATGCATGATGGGTTCAACCTCTAATGCGCTTAAAAAAGGAGGCGGGAATTTTAAAAAATTATATTATGATTCAAACGTCAACAAGCGAAACCGCAATGGGCAGACTGCTAGTGGATTATATTCTTTGTTCATACCTATGGAATGGAATTACGAGGGATTCATTGATAAATATGGATTTCCTGTCTTCGATAATCCAGAAAAACCGGTCGAAGGAATTGACGGAGAGCTTATCTACTCTGGAGTTATCGAGCATTGGGAGAATGAAGCAGATGGACTTAGAGATAATAACGATGGATTAAATGAATACTATAGACAGTTTCCAAGAACAGAGAAACACGCTTTCAGAGATGAAATAGCAAAGTCTTTATTTAATCTAAATAAGATATACGAACAAACTGATTTTAACGAAGACTTAACCAAAGAAGGTTATATAACTACCGGATCGTTCAATTGGAAAAATGGAGTTAAAGACTCTGAAGTACAATTTTCACCAAATAAAAATGGTAGATTCAGGCTATCTTGGATACCCCCCGTAAGTATGCAAAATAATATTATAATGAAAAACGGTATAAAATATCCGGGTAATAAAGAC